TATTAAAAAATAAAAAAAACAAGTAATAATATACTATAAACCAAACACTAAAGAAGGTTTACCTTTAGTGCAAATAAATTAACGTAAACCAAACTAAAACCAAAACCAAATGACTTTTTATTACCGCACTCATTCGTGGAGTAGTGAACCACAAATTACCGAAGAAACCAAAGCTTTATGGAAACATATGGCTGAAAAAGGAAACTGGCGTATTGTCCAATTGCCTAATGGTTTTTACCAAACTGAATACCAAGACCTTAAACAAGAAGACACTTGGCATGACGTAACCAGAAGAGAAACAATTAAAGGAGCTGAAATGGCAATTGATTCAACAGTTGAGCATTATGCTAAAAAAATTGCTTTCTTAAATGGTCCTAAAGTTGTAAAGACTTTCAAATAAAAATTACAATCAAATCAAATTCAATTAAATTATGTCAGACTTAATAGTCAAAAATCTTAGCTTTGGAAAAGAAGCGAAAGATAAAGTATTTGAAGGTATCACAAAACTCACAAAAGCCGTTAGCTCTACATTAGGGGCTAGCGGTAAATGTGTGATGCTTGAAGACGGTAGCGGAAAACCATTAATTACAAAAGATGGTGTTACAGTAGCAGACAGTATTATACTATTAGACCCGGTTGAAAACATGGGTTCTACGCTGTTAAAAGAAGCTGCTCGTAAAACTGTAAGAGAAGCTGGAGATGGTACAACCACAGCCACCGTATTGGCCCACGCAATACTTACGGAAGCTTACAAGGAGTTAGATTTAGAAGACCCTATAAGCACAAGAGAATTAAAAGACGGTATTGAAAAAGCAACTGAAGAAGTTGTAAAGTATTTAGAAAAAAATGCATTACCGGTTACAGGAAACATGATAGATAATATTGCAACAATATCTACAAACAATGATCCTGAATTAGGTAAAATTATTGCTGATGCATTTAGATCTGTTGGAGAAACAGGTGTAGTTATGATGGAAACATCTGAAGATGCAGAAACAAAGTTTGAAGTTGTAGATGGCGTACAATATAACAAAGGATTAACAAACTCCCATTTTGTAACCAGTCAACAACAGCGTGCAGCTGAATTAGATAACCCGCTAGTATTGCTAATCGAATCACCAGTCGATAATGTTAGACAAATACAAGGTGTTTTAGAACACGTTATTAAAAACAATAAGCCTTTATTAATAATTGCAGATGTTGAGCCAGTCGTTATTTCAACATTAGCAATGAACAAAGTAAAAGGTAATATAAAAATAAATATAATCAATGCTCCTACATATGGAGTAGGCAAGAAAGAGATATTAGATGATCTAGCTATGCTTACAGGAGCTACTATAATTAATGAAGATTTAGGAGACGATCTCGATCTAATACAACCAGAGCATTTAGGTACTTGTATAAAAAGTATTACTACCGATGAAGAAACAATTCTTCAGGTTAATAAAATGTCAGAAGAAGTGGAAGAAGTAATTAATAGTATTAAAAAAGATTTATTAAAAACCACTAAGCCTCACGAAATTGTTAAACTTGAAAAAAGATTAGCTAGATTATCAGCTAAAATAGCAATAGTAAAAGTAGGTGCAAACTCTGAAGTTGAATTAAAAGAAAAGAAAGATCGTGTCGAAGATGCAATATGTGCTACAAAAGCTGCTATCAAAGAAGGGGTTGTTTCCGGTGCTGGTATTGCTTTGCATAATGCATCTGATAACATTGATATTAGTTACAAAGGCGGAGGAGTTTTACTCAGCGCTATTAAAGCCCCATACAAAACAATCCTTACCAATGCGGGAATCGCATATGGTCCATACCACAAAGAAGGGTGGGGTATTAACGTAATTACAGGTGAAAGCTGTAACTTAATAAAAGAAGGTATTATTGATCCTTTGCTTGTAACAAAAAGTGCATTAAGAAATGCAGCATCTGTTGCAACAACTATATTATCTACTGATTGTATAATTAATAATTTAAGAATTGATGAAAGCAATAGGTAGAAATTTAATAATAGAAAAAGTAAAAGAAGGTACGACTAAAACAAAAGGCGGTTTACTTCTTGCGGAGAATCACAGAGATGATATTAGATATGTTGAAGCTAAAATATTATCAATTGGTACTGAGGTAGAGGGCGTTAAAGAAGGTGATTCTATATTTTATGATCGGCATGCGGGACATAAAATAGAAATTGAAAAAGAAACATACCAAGTTATTAAACTACAAGACGTAGTTGTTGTTCTATGAAAAGGCTAGAAGCAAGTGATATTAAAGAATTGAACTTGTTAAAACATTATCGAATAATAAGGAAGTGGGCTTGCAAGAACAACAACCTTACTGATGCAGATCTTGAATTACTTGTTTATCTTGATTGTATAGACCTGTTTAACAGGAACGATTATAAGATGGGTACGTATTCGTATAGTTGGGATAATAAACGTTGGAATAAATTATTAAAAAACGATTGGATTGTGGTGTGGCGTAAAAGAAATCACACAACACAAAAATATCATATATATAAAGTATCATTTAAAGGTAAACAATTAATAAGTAGGATGTATCGCATTATGCTTGGCTTAGATGATATACCAACAAATGAAAGAAGAAATCCAATAATGAAAGGTAAAACATATACAGATACTGTTTTAATTACCGCAATAAATAATGTAAATAAAGATAAAAATAGATAATTATGCCAACATACGAACAAAACATGAAAGCTACAGCTGGAAATGCACCTACTAAAATGATAGACCCTATGACTGGAATGCCAGTTCAAACATCAATGGTACCTCCTGCGCCACCTGCGCCTAGTAATACAATGGGTAACGCTCAGCCTGTGTTTAACGATGCAATTTCTCAAACAGCACAAAACATTTACGGTAGCCCAGAGCAACGACAAATGAGTTTAGGTAATAGAGCTCCTTTATATTTTAAAGATCAAAATGGTGATGGAGAAATTACCAGAGCTGATGTTATTAAAGCAAGAATTGAAGGTTACGAAGATTAATAAATATAAATTATGAAAATTAAAAAAACACCAGCAGTACAAAAAATTGAAAACCACGGGATGACCGGAGCTAATGCTCTATGGGACGGTCCTTTAGATACTACAGGTTTCCCTATGGGAAAAGGTTCTAGTAGTGGTAAAAACGGTATGAAGCTAAGTATGGATGAGCCCCCATATTCTGCAGGACCTATTACGCATAAAACTTATATTAAGGGCAATGGGAGTAATTGATATTAAACTTTATGCAATGAATGCAGGAACGCTTGCATTAAGCATGACAAACATAGAGCCAGCATTGAAAATAATATTGTTATTAGTCACTATTGGCTATACCATACATAGATGGCTAGAGCTAGTAAACAAAAAGAAAAATAAGTAATATGATAAGTAAGCATATATCTTATAATGAAGCAATTAGATCTTCAACAGCTACAAGAAAAGGTATTGCAAATATTCCTGATGAATATGAGCTTGCAAATATGTCTTTAGTTGCTAATAAGGTATTTGAACCACTTAGAGAATGGGTTGGTGGACCAATTAGAGTTAACTCATTTTTTCGCTGTGCAAGATTAAACAGTGCAATTGGAGGATCTGAAAGATCACAACACTGTGAGGGTAGAGCTATTGACATTGATGATGTTTTTGGACATAAAACAAACGCTGAAATGTTTCATTACATAAAAGACAATTTAAGTTTTGATAATTTAATTTGGGAATTTGGAGGTAATGATAATCCAGCTTGGGTGCATGTTAGTTTTGTGTCAGACGACCAAAATAGAAAACAAGTTTTAAAAGCTTACAAAGAACAAGGAACAACTATTTATAAATTATTTTAATATGTATGAATCACCATTAGCAAAGCTTAGAAAAACTACTAAAGGAAAAGGTAGACATTTTTTAACAGCGAAAGAAGGTGCAGGAATGACTGCAGCTGGTCGTAAAGCATATAATAAAGAAACTGGTGGCGATTTAAAAGCACCGCAACCGGGTGGAGGTAAACGCAGAACATCATATTGTGCCAGATCAAAAGGACAAATGAAAATGCATAGTATAAACTGTTCTAAAACACCAGAGAAAAGAATTTGTGCCGCAAGACGCAGATGGAAATGTTAATTAATATATAAAAACACAATTATGAATAAAGCCGAAAAATACGACATGAAAGAAGCCTATAATAAAAATCTTACAGAAAAAGCAAGATTTGATTATTTAAAAAATGAAATGGCTGACAAAAAAGGACCCGCTATGTATGGTTCTAAATCTCCAATGCAAATGAAAGGCTCTTGGATGAGCAAACATTGTTCAAAATAAAATATTATGGAAAGTAAAGGATTAGGTGATACTGTTGAAAAAATTACAACTGCCACTGGAATTAAAACAATAGTTGATAAAGTGTCAGAAGGTTTAAATATCCCTTGTGGATGTAGTAAAAGAAAAGATACATTAAATCAAATGTTTCCCTATAACAATGCCGTTCAAACTAAATAATAAACCTTACGCTATTGATAACACTCCAATCTACAATGTGGACTTGGAAGATGGTGTATTGGGTAAGGCGGATAGAAATGGCTCTATACTTATAAATAAAAATGTAGATAATCCTAAACAAATACAAGAAGTTATAGATCACGAAAAAGTTCATATAGATCAAATGAAAAGAGGTGATTTAGATTATAATGATTCTGCTGTATTTTGGAAAGGTAAAAGATATCCAAGATCTAAAATGAATGAAGGTGATAAAAATCTTCCTTGGGAAAAAGAAGCATATAATAAAACTAAAAACTAAAAACTAAAACAATGGCATTTAAATTACCACAGTCACCTTTTAATCTTACGGAGACTACAGATCCAAAGAAAAAAACAAAAACAAAAGCAAAACCTTTTGTAGATCCAGGATTACCTAAAGATTTTACACCTATTGCACCAGGAACTTCAGATCAAATAATCACGCCATATGAAGGAAAAGCTTTTGTAGGCACAACAGGTGGGGGAAAAAGACAGCCAGTAGGTAAAACAGTTACAGGAATAACAGAATCAGGTAGAACATCCGAAAATAAATTTGTAAGAGGAACAGTGCAGCCTAAATCTTTAATTGGATCATCTCAATCATCTGTTGTTGAAGGTGCAACTATTGAACAACCTAAATACAAGCCAAAAAAGGAAACTAGAACCGCGGCTAAAAAGAGATAATATATGTGGAATTTATTACTAGGCTTATTAAAAGGTGGTGGTGGAAATAAATCTGTTGCTGGTAATTTAGCCTGGGAAATAAGAGAAGCTATTAAGGGTAAAGAATTAGATCCCAATGAATTAATATCTTTACAAACCAAAATAAATGAAATAGAGGCTGGCCATCGCAGTATATTTGTTGCAGGTTGGCGTCCATTTATTGGATGGATCTGTGGGTTTGCTTTAGCATATAATTTTGTTATACGTGATTTATTTATTTGGGTGTTACAGCCTGAAGAGATACCACCCGCACTGCAAATGGAACACCTTATGACCGTACTTTTAGGTATGCTAGGATTAGGCGGTTTAAGAACATATGAAAAATTAAAAGACAAAACAAAGTAAATAGTAATCAATTAAATTTAATCAAATGAAAAAAGTAGAAGAAAAAGTAGAAAACCAAATTACAAAAGAACAATTAACTAAAGTTCAAGATCAGCAAAAAGAATTAAACACTCTTTTAAGAGACATTGGATATGTTGAAACTCAAAAGCATCTTTTGCTACATAAGCAAGCCGAACTTAATAATTCTATTGAAGAATATAAAGCAGATCTTGAAAAAGAATATGGCGCAATAAGTATTGACATTGAAACTGGTACTTACACAGAAATAGTTAAAGATACTGAATAGTGAGTTCTGTTATAAGAAAAATAAGTATTGGTTCTGACTATAAGAATGAAGCAATGCATTATTCTGTTGGTCAACAAGTATATGGTGGCCATGAAATAGCTTATATTCTTTTTAATGAACAAGATAATTCTTATAACATTTATATAAAGAAAAACAACGAGGTAATGCCATGGAAGAAATTTAATTCTAATATGGCAATATCCGTTGAATACGATCTTGAATATTAATGAAAAGTATATATGATTTTATCGTTAAACCTGTAGGTGAAAGATACGATAATAGCATTAAAGTTGGTGACAAAAGCTTAATAGTAAATACTAAAATAGAAAGCTGGAAATTTGTAAATAATATAGCTGAAGTGGTCGCGATACCATTAGCATATAAAACAGATATAAAAGTTGGTGATACTGTTGTAATACATCACAATGTGTTTAGAAGATTCTATGACATTAGAGGTAAACAAAAAGACAGTAGATCTCTTTTTAAAGACAATTTATATTTTTGTGCTGCAGACCAAATTTATTTATATAAAAATAATAAAGACTGGAAAAGTTTTGGTGATAGATGCTTTGTTGCACCACTAAAAAATAAAGATAAATTTTCGCTTCAAAAAGAACAAAAGCTTATTGGTATACTAAAGTATGACAATAGCTCCTTAAACAAGCTTAAAATCAATCCTGGAGACCTTGTAGGTTATACTCCAAACAGCGAATATGATTTTGTTATAGATAACGAAAGATTATATTGCATGAAATCAAATGATATTGTAATTAAATATGAATACAAAGGAGACGAAATTAAGTATAATCCAAGCTGGGCAGAAAGCAGTTGAGGAGTTAATTAAAGTAGCTGAAGAAAAAATAGTTACTGGTACAGAAGATGATATATCTGCTGATAGATTAAAAAATGCTGCAGCCACAAAAAAGCTTGCAATATTTGATGCTTTTGAAATTTTAAATCGCATTGAAGCTGAAAAAAATCTAATAGAAGATAAACCATTAAAACAAAAAGAAAGTTTTAGCGGTTTTGCTGAAAAAAGATCTAAATAGTGTACGAGCAAACTCTTGTAAAAACAGTTGATCCCATAAAGAAAAAGATTATAAATAAAAATAATCGATATGGTAAATGGGAATATGGTTACAATAAAGAACACGATATTGTAATTATTAGTAAAACAGGCAAAATAGGCGAGATATTAGAAATACAAAATCTAAGAATAGCTTTGCCCCCTGTGCCTAAAGATGTTATTAATACTGAAAATAAATGGGTGGCAAGTGAATATCCTAAAGATTTAAGCAGAATAAAAACTGTTTTTGATTGGGAAACATACCCTGATAATTTTAAAAATAAATGGTATGGGTATATTGATGATGAGTTTACAAAACGTGATGAGGGGCATTGGTTCTATAATAATAAAGTTCCAACTTATATTACTGGCACTCATTACATGTACTTGCAGTGGACCAAGATTGATGTGGGGAGACCAGATTATAGGGAAGCAAACAGAGTTTTCTTCATCTTTTGGGAAGCTTGCAAAGCCGATACAAGAGCATACGGGATGTGTTACCTTAAGAATAGAAGATCGGGATTTAGTTTTATGTCCAGTTCCGAGACAGTCAATCAGGCCACAAGCACTTCTGATGCCCGTTTCGGCATACTCAGTAAAACAGGAGCTGATGCTAAAAAGATGTTTACAGACAAGGTTGTTCCAATATCCGTTAACTATCCATTCTTTTTTAAGCCAATACAGGACGGAATGGACCGTCCCAAGACTGAACTCGCGTATCGTGTCCCCGCCTCAAAACTTACCCGTAAGTCCATCACTGCCAAAGAGACCAGAGAAGAACTTGAGGGGCTTGACACAACAATCGACTGGAAGAATACAGGAGACAACTCATATGATGGGGAGAAACTTAGGCTCCTCGTACACGACGAATCAGGGAAATGGGAGAGGCCAGATAATATCCTCAACAACTGGAGGGTTACAAAAACAACATTAAGATTAGGTAGTAAAATTATAGGTAAGTGTATGATGGGTTCAACATCAAATGCTTTAGATAAAGGAGGAAATAACTTTAAAAAACTTTATGACGAATCAAATGTTACCAAAAGAAACCGCAATGGACAGACTAGCTCAGGACTATATAGTTTGTTCATACCTATGGAATGGAACTTCGAAGGATTCATTGATACTTATGGATTACCTGTATTCGAAACTCCAGAAGAACCGATCAAAGGAGTTGATGGACAATGGATTGACATTGGAGTTATTGAGCACTGGGACAACGAAGTTGAAGGATTAAAAAGTGATCAAGACGGTTTAAATGAATTTTATCGTCAATTTCCCAGAACAGAGCAGCATGCTTTTAGGGATGAAACAAAACAATCTTTATTTAATCTAGCAAAAATATATGAGCAAGTAGATTATAACGAAGATTTAAGAAACACATCTGTAGTTACTACAGGAAGTTTTCAATGGGAGAATGGATTAAAAGATACAAGGGTAATATTTGTACCAAATAAAACAGGTAGATTTAAAGTTTCTTGGGTTCCTAATAAAAACCTTCAAAACCGAGTGATAATAAAGAATGGATTGAAACATCCTGGCAATGAAGACCTAGGAGCATTTGGCTGTGATAGTTATGATATATCGGGTACAGTTGATACAAGAGCGTCTAATGGATCTCTACATGGTTTAACTAAATTTTCAATGGAAGATGTTCCGCCAAATCATTTCTTTTTAGAATACATTGCCCGACCACAAACTGCTGAAATATTTTTTGAAGATGTTTTAATGGCTTTGGTATTTTATGGAATGCCAATATTAGCAGAGAATAACAAACCAAGACTATTATATTATTTAAAAAGAAGAGGTTACAGAGGGTTTTCAATGAATAGACCGGATAAAATTTGGAATAAATTATCTGTAACTGAAAAAGAAATAGGTGGAATACCAAACTCTAGTGAAGATATAAAACAAGCTCACGCAGCAGCAATTGAATCGTATATTGAAACTTATGTAGGATTTTTAGGTGAAGGCTATGGAGATATGTATTTTCAAAGAACATTAAACGATTGGGCTAGATTTAATATAAACAAAAGAACTGCTCATGATGCTTCTATTAGCTCCGGTCTTGCTATAATGGCTTGTAATAAAAATAGGTATGCACCTATTAATAAGACAATAAGACCAAGTTTTAATTTAGGTTTTAAAAAATACAATAATGATGGTGGTACCTCAAAAATTATACTTTAAATGAATATACAAACAAATACTAATAGTTCTTTTCCTAGCCAAGTAGTTAGCGATGCTGAAAAATCTAGTTTAGAATATGGTACTCAAGTAGCACACGCTATAGAACAAGAATGGTTTGATCAAGGTAGAACTAGCGGTAATAGATATTTAACTAATTGGAATAATTTTCATTCATTAAGATTATACGCAAGAGGCGAACAATCAATACAAAAATATAAAGATGAATTATCTATTAATGGTGATTTATCTTATCTTAATTTAGATTGGAAACCAGTTCCTGTAATACCAAAGTTTGTAGATATTTTAGTAAATGGTATATCAGAAAAAGAAGTTGAAATAAAAGCATATGCTCAAGATCCAGCATCTATTGAGAAAAAAACAAATTATGCTAAAGCTGTATTACGTGACATGTATACACAAGAACTTCAGCAAATTGGTAATCAAATATTAGGAGAAGATTTTTCTAATTCATCTATACCCGCAGATCAATTGCCAGAAACGCCAGAAGAACTAGAAATAATGTTACAAACTAGTTATAAGGAGGCTATTGAGATAGCAGAAGAAGAAGCTATTAATAATGTACTTGATTTTAATAAATATGAATCAATTAAAAGAAGAGTAAATTACGATTTAACTGTTATTGGTATTGGTGCAGCAAAAACAAGCTTTAATAAAAGCAACGGTATTACTGTTGATTATGTAGACCCATCCTATTTAGTTTATTCATATACAGAAGATCCTAATTTTGAAGATATTTATTATGCTGGGGAAATTAAAGCAATAACAATTCCAGAATTAAAAAAAGAATTTCCTAATATATCTGAAGAAGAATTAAAAAATATTCAAAACATGCCTGGCAACAGCCAATATGTTACTGGCTGGGGAAATTATGATAGTAATACTGTTCAAGTACTCTACTTTGAATACAAGACATATAATAATCAAGTATTTAAAATAAAACAAACTGAAAGTGGATTAGAAAAAGTTATTCAAAAAACAGATGAATTTAATCCGCCGGAAAATGACAACTTTAAAAGAGTGTCAAGAAGTATAGAAGTTTTATATTCTGGTGCTAAAGTATTAGGAACTAATACAATGCTGGACTGGAGATTAGCTGAGCATATGACTAGGCCTTATGCTGATACTACTAAAGTTAAAATGAATTATACAATTGCTGCACCAAGAATGTATAAAGGTAAAATTGAGTCAATAGTTAGCAGAGTTACAAGTTTTGCTGATATGATTCAATTAACTCATTTAAAACTACAGCAAGTCATGTCAAGAATAGTTCCTGATGGTGTATTCTTAGATATGGATGGATTAGCGGAAGTAGATCTTGGTAACGGAACTAATTATAATCCTGCTGAAGCATTGAATATGTATTTTCAAACGGGTAGTATTGTTGGTAGATCATTAACTCAAGACGGTGATATAAATAGAGGTAAAATACCTGTACAAGAATTAGCAACTTCATCTGGTCAAGGCAAAATAACTTCTTTAATAAATACATATCAGTATTATTTACAAATGATACGTGACGTAACTGGCCTTAATGAAGCAGTAGATGGAAGTAATCCAGACAAAAACGCTTTAGTTGGTCTGCAAAAAATGGCTGCTAATGCATCTAATGTTGCTACAAGACATATATTACAAGGTGGAATGTATATATATTTAAGAGTATGTGAAAATATTTCTTTAAGAATTGCAGATGCTTTAAGCTTTCCACTTACAGCTAACGCTTTAAAAAATAGTATTTCAACATTTAATGTTAAAACATTAGAAGAAATTTCAAACCTTAATTTACATGATTTTGGTATTTATTTAGAGTTAGAACCTGATGATGAAGAAAAAGCACAGCTTGAACAAAACATACAAGTAGCTTTACAATCTGGTGGTATTGATCTTGAAGATGCAATAGATATTAGAGAGATTAAAAACTTAAAATTAGCCAATCAATTACTTAAGTTTAAAAGAAAGAAAAAACAAGAAGCAGCAGAGGCACAGCAGATTGCTAATATTCAAGCACAAGCACAAGCAAATGCTCAAGCCTCAGAAGCTGCTGCGTTAGCAGAAGTACAAAAGCAACAAGCTTTAACTCAAGAAAAAGTAAGTATTGAGCAAGCTAAATCACAATTTGAAATTCAAAGATTACAAACTGAAGCTCAAATTAAACGTGAACTAATGGCAGAAGAATTTAATTATCAAATGCAGTTAGCTCAAATTAAAGCTCAAGCTGATACACAAAAAGAAAGACAGATTGAAGACAGAAAAGATAAAAGAGTTCGCATACAAGGAACTCAACAGTCTGAATTAATAGATCAAAGACAAAATGATTTATTACCTAAGAACTTTGAATCATCCGGTAACGACAGCCTGGGTGGATTTGGCCTAGAACAATTTACGCCTAGGTAACATTTATTAACCAATTTTATATTATTATATCATGTCAGAACAAGTAAAACAAGAAGGGGATTTTAAAATACAAAAGAAAAAACCTTCAATAAAAAAATTAGCACAGAATGCTGATCTTATTAAAGTTGATTTAACCCCTAAAAAAGAAGAAGATGCCATTCAAGAGCAAAGCACAGATGAAAGCGTGTTACGCACAGAACAACCCGAAGTGGGATTGCAAGAAGTGGTCGAAGGAAACGAAGAGCCCACAGTCGTTGCCGAAGAGGTTAATGAAGAAGAAGTAACAGTAATTCAGGAAATTACAGAAGAAGAAGTTGTTGAAGAAGCGACTAAGTTAACTGAAGAAGTTAATGAAGCAATTGAAAACAAAGAAACTACTGGAAAGCAATTACCTGAAAATATTGAAAAACTTGTTTCATTTATGGAAGAAACAGGTGGAAGCGTAGAAGATTACGTTCGCCTTAATGCTGACTATTCAAACATAGATAACACTGCATTATTAAAAGAATATTATAAAACAACCCGGCCTCATTTAGATGCAGAAGAAGTTTCTTTTTTAATAGAAGATGCTTTTAGCTGGGATGAAGATATTGATGATGAGCGAGACATCAGAAAGAAAAAACTCGCTTTTAAAGAAGAGGTTGCAAAAGCAAAAACGCATTTAGAAGATCTTAAAGGTAAATATTACGAGGAAATCAAGTTGAGACCTGGTACTACCCAAGAACAACAAAAAGCGATGGAGTTTTTTAATCGATATAATGAAGAGCAAAACATAGCTCAACAACAACATGAAAGTTTTAAAAACAATACTAAAGAACTTTTTAACAATGATTTCAAAGGTTTTGATTTCGCTATTGGAGAAAAGAAATTTAGATATAATGTTCAAAACACTAATCAAGTTGCTGAAAACCAGTCAAATATAAACAATCTAATCAAGAAGTTCTTGAATGATAAAGGAGATGTTGTTGACACCAAAGGTTATCATAAAGCTATGTATGCCGCTGAAAATGTGGACAAAATTGCAAACCATTTTTATGAACAGGGTAAAGCAGATGCTGTTAAGGAAGTTGTAAATAGCTCCAAAAACATTGATGCTACACCTAGACAATCACCAGGTGATGTCTACATACAAGGTTTAAAAGTTAGAGCTATAAGCGGTGCTGATTCTTCGAAACTAAAAGTAAAAACAAAAAAATTTAACAATTAAAATTTACAATTATGGCAGTAGTACCTGTAGCACCCGAGTATGGGTCAATTAAACCCTCACAGAAGCAACAACTTCTTGAGAGTAACTATTTGGATTTCACAAATGGAACCAATGATTTCGCACAACAGTATCTTCCTGAGATTTATGAAGCAGAAGTAGAGCGTTACGGAAACCGTACACTTTCTGGATTCTTACGTATGGTTGGTGCTGAAATGCCAATGACTTCTGATCAAGTAGTATGGTCAGAACAAAATAGATTGCATATTGCATACAACGATGTAACTAAAGCAACTGAAACTACTTTAACTTTTGCATTAGATGCAACAGCTGGACCTGGTTTTGTAGCTAACGTTATTTCTAAAAATCAAACATTAGTAGTGGTTGATCCTGCAACTGGGCAAGATCTTAAAGTTTTTGTAACAGATAGTGTAAACACTTCTGCTACTCTAGCTACTATTACAGTTAAGCCTTATACAGCGGCTGATATGACTGCTCTTTCTGCAACAGCAGGAGCGCTTAAAATCTTTGTATATGGTTCTGAATACAAAAAAGGAACAACTGATTCTGATATTAAATCGGTAACTCCTTCTTTTACTCAGTATAGTAATTCACCTATCATTATTAAAGAAAAGTATTCTATCTCTGGATCTGATACTGCTCAAATCGGATGGGTTGAAGTTGCTACTGAAGCTGGAGCATCTGGATATTTATGGTATTTAAAAGCTGAATCTGAAACTCGTTTACGTTTTGAAGATTATCTTGAAATGTCTGTAGTTGAAGGAGAATTAGTTTCTGGAACATCTACATTAGGAGCTGATGGCTATAAAGGAACTGAAGGTCTTTTTGCTGCTATTCAAGCAAGAGGTAACGTTATTAATAACTTTACTGCTGTTGGTGGTCTTGGATCTTTTGATAACATTCTTAAAAATTTAGATACTCAAGGAGCTATTGAAGAAAACATGCTTTTCTTAAATCGCCAAACGTCTCTTGATTTTGATGATATGTTAGCTGGTCTTTCTGCTGGAGCAAACGGTGGAACTGCTTATGGATTATTTGAAAACTCTGAAGAAATGGCATTGAATCTTGGATTCACTGGTTTCCGTAGAGGATCTTATGATTTCTATAAGACTGACTGGAAATACTTAAACGATGCTTCTACTCGTGGTGCTACTAATGGCGCTGGTGAAGTAGGATCTGGTATTGATGGTGTACTTGTACCTGCTGGTACTTCAACTGTATACGATCAAATTCTTGGAACTAATATCCGTAGACCATTCTTACACGTACGTTATAGAGCTTCACAAGCTGACGATCGTAGAATGAAATCTTGGTTAACTGGTTCTGTTGGTGGAGCTTATACTTCTGATCTTGATGCAATGGAAGTTCACTTCCTTTCTGAAAGATGTTTAGTTGTACAAGCGGCTAACAACTTTGTATTGTTTACTGCTTCTGCATAATCAATTACTATAAAGGTAATGCCGGGGATTAACTTCTCCGGCTAACCTTTTTTTAAATTATTTAATTATATTATATCATGGCAAAAAAGAAAATCGTGGATGATGTTATTGACATCCCACAACAAGAAGAAACTGTTAACACAACAGTAATAGAAAAAAAAGTTAAAACTCCCGCTAAACCGGAATGGGAAATAAAAGATAGAAGTTATTATTTAACTGGAGCTCATAGCCCATTAACGTATACATTAGCTTCTAAACATACCAGTAGGTTTCCATTATTATGGTTTGATGCTACTTTAGGGGAACAAAAAGAAATAAGATACGCAACAAATCAAAATTCTGTATTTGTTAGCGAACAAAAAGGTGAGGCTACTTTAGGTCACATTATTTTTCAAAACGGTACATTAACAGTACCTAAAGAAAAACAAAATTTACAAAAATTATTATCAATATTTCATCCTAAAAAAGGTAAAGTATTTGAAGAATTTGATGCTGTTTTAGAGGCTGCAGATGAATTAACTGATTTAGAATTACAACTTGATGCATTAAATGCAGCTAAGAATATGGATATAGATCAAGCAGAAGCTATTTTAAGAGTTGAAATTGGTTCTACTGTATCTACAATGGGTTCTAAAGAAATAAAAAGAGATTTATTATTATTCGCAAAACGTAATCCTAGTTTATTTATGGAATTAGCCAGTGATGATAACGTTCAACTTCGTAACGTAGCAATTAGAGCTACTGAAGAAGGAATCATAAAAATATCTCAGGATCAAAGAACATTTATGTGGGGTGCAAATGATCGCAAACTAATGACTGTTCCGTTTGATGAAAATCCATACTCAGCTATGGCAGCTTTCTTTAAAACAGATGAAGGCACAGAAGTTTTTAGATCAATAGAGAAAAAACTAAAATAACATGTAATATATTTTATAGTAGGTAAGCCGCTATTATGGTGGCTTATTTGCTGTAAATAATAAAAAATACAAAATGGCAATAAACGTAAATACTGTATATCAAACAGTGTTGCTAATACTTAATAAAGAACAGAGAGGATATATGACTCCTGCTGAATTTAATAAGATTGGCACACAAGTTCAACTTGAAATATTTGAAAAGTATTTTGAAGACTTGAATCAACAATTGCGTGTTCAGCAAACAGATACAGATTATGCGGACAGAGTTGCTAACTTAGATGAAAAAATATCTATATTTAAAACATTTGGTGATGCGGTATATAATAATACTACACCCACTAATACTTATTTTACATTACCAACAACTGATGGCTATGGAGCCACTGTATCTTTTTATAGGCTTGGTACTGTAACATATGACAATGAAGTAGAACTACAAAGACTTCAAAGAGGTGAATTTACTTACATTGATAAATCACCTATAACAAAACCCTCAATAGATTGGCCCGTATATTTATACGAGAATCAAAAGCTTTTTGTTAAACCCACAACTATAATAAGTAATATTCAGGTCGATTATGTTAGAAAGCCTAATAATGTTGTTTGGGGTTTTACAACTGGTAACTTAGGGCAATATATATATAACAAAAATACATACGACGCTACAACACAGCCAAATGGCTCTGTTCAATTTGAATTGCACGAATCAGAGCAAACGGAAGTGATATTAAAAATATTAATATATGCTGGTATTGTAATAAGAGATCCACAAATTGTGCAAATTGCTGCGCAGCAAGTTCAAGCAGAAGAAATAAATAAAAAAAGTTAATAAGCAATGGCAAAACCTGATGGCGGTTTAATAACCGAAACAAATAGACAATATTATAGCGGAGCTCAAGGGTTTTTAGTTACAGAAGGACAAACAAGTTTTGTTTGCACATTTGATACGGATTTAAAATTTGGAAGTCATAGTCCTACTGTTAATGCTTATGCTTTGAACAACTTTGTTCTTTATTTAAGCCAAACAGGTTTACCTGGTAGTTTCGCAGAGTATGTGGCAGAATACACGGTAACTAAAAATACTATAACATTAGCCGCAGCACCTCTTACTAATAGCTTTGTTGTTGTACAATTAAAATCTGAAACAGGTGGTAATTACGGTAATGAAGATGCTTTTGGTACTACTGTACAGGAGAATTATAATAACTATTCATATTTAAGCGTAAATGATGTTATAAATAACTTTATGGTTGCTTATGTAGGCACTGGAAAGCTAATACAAAGCGTTAAAAGAACAGATGTAATATTTCATGTAAAGCGTGGATTACAAGAACTTAGTTATGATACTTTAAAAAGTATTAAGTCACAAGAGTTACAAGTTCCTGCAAGTTTATCTGTTCCAATTCCGCAAGACTATGTAAATTATGTTAAATGCTCATGGGTAGATTCTTTAGGTGTTAAGCACATTATATATCCTACAACATTAACATCAAACCCATACTCTTTATTGCCACAAGATGATGATGGCTTGCCGTTACAAGATAATTATGACGACAATTTATTGGCTAGTCAATATGCCACAGAAGAAAGATGGGGTACTGCTAATAAAAAATTAATTAATGGAGGTTTTAATGTTGCAGACATTAGTGCTGGATTAGATATTGATTGGTGGGGTGCGTGGGGACCCGGAGGTTTTTATGGTCAAAGATACGGAACTGACCCTGAAACATCACAAGTTAACGGATGGTTTACAATAAACGAAAGAGAAGGTAAGTTTTCTTTTTCAAGTGACTTAGTTAATGCAGTAATTATATTAGAATATATTTCTGATGGATTAGCTTATACTGCTGATATGCGTATCCCAAAATTAGCTGAGGATGCAATATATGCTTATGTGTTGCATGCAATTATGCATGGGCGTATGAATGTACCTGAGTACATTGTAAATCGTTTAAAGAAAGATAAAAGCACAAAAATTAGAAATACTAAAATAAGATTATCGAACATAAAGCTTGAAGAAATAACTCAAGTAATGAGAGGTAAATCTAAATGGATTAAACACTAAAATTAAATGGCAGAAGTTAAAAATGCTTTTATTAAATCCAAAATGAATCAAGACCTAGATGATAGATTAATACCATCTGGGGAATATCGTGAAGGAATTAATATACAAGTTAGTAAATCGGAAGGTGCTGATGTAGGTGCATTACAAAACGTTTTAGGTAATAAAAAAGCAGTAGACTTTAGGGTTATAACTGGAGTAAATGATTTGGTTACAATAGGCCAATTTACAGATGCTACAAATAATGTTATATATGTATTTTTAACTAATTATACTGATCCTAATCCTAGCTTTCAACCAACATATAGTTCTTCTGCAAAAAACTTTATATATTCTTATAATGTATTAAACGGAGATACAGCTAAACTTGTAGAGGGAAGTTTTTTAAATTTTTCAACTACCAATACAGTATATGGAGTTAATATATTAGAAAATTTATTATTTTGGACTGACAATAGAAATCAACCAAGAAAAATAAATATCACCTCTGCTACTCAAGTTCCTGGTTATTATACAACGGAAGATCAAATCTCTGTAGCAAAGTTAAACCCTTATGAGCCCATTGAATTATACAGAGAAGTTAATTCTATATGGGAAACTACAATGCTAGATAAAACTAGTTTATTGCTTCCTGATGGCGTTACTGCTAATCCAAATTATGATGCTCAATACGCAGGGGATCCTGATTTTTTAGAGGATAAATTTGTTAGGTTTAGTTATAGATATATATTTGATGATGGTGAACATTCTATAATTGCTCCTTTTACTCAACCAGCCTTTATACCAAAACAAGACGGTTATTTTTTAGCAGAAGATACTAATGTTAGTGGTAATACTGAAGCAGAAAATGCGGCATATAGAAGTACTATTGTTGAATTTATGGAAAATAAGGTAGATAATATTTTACTTCAAATTCCATTGCCGACAATTGGTAGCAATACATTTAATGACTTTAAAATAACAGAAATAGAAATTCTTTACAAAGAATCAGATCAAATTGCTGTTCAAGTGGTAGATGTTATTACACAAGAAGAAATTAAAGAAACAACAACTTCTGTTTTTGAATACAATTATCAAGCAAGAAAGCCTTTTAGAACATTACCTGATTCCGATATAATAAGAGTATATGATAAAATACCTGTAAGAGCATTAGGCCAAGAAATAATAAGCAATAG